CGCCTCGTCGGCCTCGGCCACGGCCGGGGGCGCATTCGCGGTCTGGCCCTCGACCATTTCCAGCACCTTGAGGATGACGTCGTCGGGGGTGGCGCCGCCGGCGGCTTGCGCCGGCGCGGCCGGGTCCGTGGCGGGCGCGCCGGAGGGGGTCGGGTCTGGGGGGACGGCGTCGAACGCCAGGCGAACAGCCTTGAAGATTTCCGGCTTGCGGCTCTTCAGGTTCTTGGCGGTGACGCCCTTCAACGCCTCGGTGAGGTCGAGGCGCTCGTCCATTGCAAGGGCCGAGAAGGCCGCCTGCAGTCGGATAGCGGTGCGCGACGGCACGGCGGTCTTGCTCATGATCTTCTCCTTGAGCGGGGGTTCGAGATCGGGGGGGGCTTCGTCTATGGCGACGTCAGGGCCTGCCCGGCCCTTGGTGACGATGGCGACGTGGTTGCCGCGGAGGTTGCGCATGACGCCGTCGTAGTGGGCGCCCTGGTAGACGCCTGGCCGCATGTCGGCGTCGTACTCGTAGGAACTGCTCAGCTCGCGCTTGGACTCGTCCTCGACGCCGGCGATGGCCTGGCGCGCCCAGAGGCTCAGCGAGTTGTAGAGGTAGGGGTCAACGAACTGCGCGTGCGTGCCGGTCGAGCCGACGATATCGCCGGGCCGGTGATCCATCGCCGAGACCGGCGTGTGCCGGTGGAGCACCTGGATTCCGTTGAAGGTCGCCGCGGCCTTCTTCAGCTCCTGCGGGTCGCGCAGCAGCTGGTAGACCTTGTCGGGGTTGAGCCCCAGCTCCTGCCACTTCGGAATCTCGGCGCCGCGGTACGGGCACACGTTCGCCTTCGAGATCGGCACGCGCGCCAGGTGGATGCGGCCGACGCTGTCGGGCTCGTGCGCCTGGTCGGAGCCGAGCGCCTCGCGCGACATGATCTCCCGCAGCACCGCCTGGTCGTAGCGGCTGCCGGGAATCGCCTTGCGACGCTCCGCATCCAGAGCATCCCGCGTGAGCCCGCGCAGCTGCTCCGGCGTGAGTTCGTCGTCGGCGATGTCGTCGTACAGCGCCTGCTCTTCCTGGCGGGCGTACTCGCGTGAGGCCTGGCTGACGTACTGCTCGCCCTCGCTCTTCCTTGCGCCGCTGCCGGCGCCGAACTTGCCGGACTGGCCACGCGGATGCTGGCTCTCGCTCCAGTCGTGGCTGACGAACTCCTCGCCCACGCTCTTGGGGATGCCGAGCGTCGAATGTCCGTGCGCCGCCGCCTCCATGGCGCGGTGCTGCTTCTCCGAGACGCTCGGCATGGCGGCTCCTATGCGAGAGCGGGGATCACCGAGCGGCCGACGCAGCGGCAGTTGATCAGCTGGCCTGGCTGTATCCAGGCGCGCTCATGGGGATCGAACCAGCCCTTGGCGACGTCGAAGACGACGTGGTCGCGACCGGCGGCGACATGGGTTGGCCTGGGCTCGCGGCCGGCGCCGGAATGCACCCAGACCGCCTGGGTGACCCCAAGCTCCAGCTGCCTGGCGCGGTGCAGCGCCGAGGTGGCCATGGCGTTCTGCGAGTTGGCGATGATCGAGGCGCGCCGATAGGTGACGCCGTGGTGCTCCTGCAGCTCTTTGGTGAGCACGTCGAGCCGGCCGCCGAGCTGCACGGCCCGCATGACCGAGCCCTCGACCTGGGTGAAGTATTGCTCGGGGATCGAGCGGATCAGCGCGACGTTGGCATGCACGGTCGCCTGCATGATGTCGGCCTGCGCCGGCGTCGGCTCGAACTTGAACGTGATGCCCAGGCGCTTCAGGGCTTGCCGCAGGGCGAAGTCGGTGCGCGCCGCGGCCTCGGTGGCGAAGTAGACGGCCAGGGCGTCAGCGCCCTCCTCAAACGCTTTGCGCCAGCGGTCACCCAGCTGCGACAACCGCCGCTTCAGCTCGTCCGCCGGCAGCGCGTCCATCGCCAGGGTCGCGGCCTTGGGCTCGTGCGCCCGGTAAGCGGCGCGGGTGAACCAGTCCACCGAGGCGGTCATCCGGTCGATCAGCGCCTGCAGCCGGCGCCGGTACTCGGCCTCGACGCCGACATTCGGGTGGATGGCCGCGAGCAGGCGATCCGGCATGCCCTGCCCCTCGCAATAAATGACATCATTTATCTTGCACTGGGTTCACAGCGTGTGTATCTTCGCATTGGGTCACAAAACGAAAGGAACCCTATGAGCGACATCAACGTCGGCGAGGAGCTGCAGAGCGTGCTCGCCGGGCTGGACGCGGCGCTCGCCGCACCGGCCGAGGAACTGGAAGCCCTGGTGCTGGCGTGGCCCAACGGCCTCGCCGTCCGCTTCCGCGAAGGCAAGCCCTGCGCGGTCGGCGCCGTCCACGCCGAGGTCATCGTCAAGGACAGCGAGGCGATGCCCGAGGAGGCCTGGGCCTTCATCCCCCAGGTCAGCAACGGGCACGGCGAGAAGGCGGCCCTGATCAAGTTCGGCGAGCTGCTGGCCAAGGAGCGGGCGAACGTCGCCGCCATCATCGAACTGATCGCGGAGAAGCAGGGATGATCGTGCAGATGAACGGCCACGACTACGTCGTCACCCTTCTGCCCGACGACGGCGGCGAACCCTCCGTGTTCGTCACGATCCACCGCAATCCGGTGAACGCCCACGGCTTCTACCAAAACGACACCGTGTACCGACGAATCAAACCCCACAGCCAGAACTGGCGGCGCGCTGTGCGCCTAGCCAGGGAGAAGGAGGCTCTATGAACGACCTGCCCGCCGCCGACCAAAGCGTCAGCCGCTTCGCCGAGGAGGCCGGCGTCCTGCGCTTCGCCTTCGGCAAGCACTCGCGCTTGCTGCCGGAATGGCGTGCCGCCTACGGCAAGCCGGGCCAGTCGAACTGGGGGGCGGTGCGCCGCGCCGCCCGCGAGCTGGGCGCGGCCGGGGTCTTCCTGGCCGATGACAGCTACCGGCTGCTCTACATGGATCGCGGCAAGCTGCGCCAGAAGTCCTGGCCGAAGGCGCGGCCGATCTACGGCGACGACGGGCGGCCCATCGGCCGCCCTTAGTTGATATCATTTCCTTGCCTCCTCCCCAGATAGATGATATCGTCTATCTGTTGGTTGAGAGGAGGCCCAGATGGCTTGGTGGATGTGTTTGAAGGCGCTGTGGGAGCAGCTGAATGAGGTGGCGGACTTCGTCGCCGCCGGTGGGATCGAGAAGGGGGTCTACGTCTGATGCAGATCGTCGTGAGCTACCGCGCGGTCGACGGCTACCGCGCCAAGCGCAAGTACAAGAGCCTCGCCGGCGCCCGCAAGTACGCGGTCGAGCGGGTGGGCCCCAACCCCGACTTCGGCAGCCACTACGCGGTCAGCGACGACGGCGTCGGCGTGATCGAGGTCGATGGCTGCTCGCTCAAGGAACTGTTCGGGATCGAGCCCGAGATCGACTGGCAGGCCGAGGCCGAGGCGGCCGAGGCGGCCCTGCGCAAGGCCGAGGCCGAGGCGAACCGCGCCTACTACGAGGCCGAGGATGCGCGGTGGGCGAAGGCCTACCTCGCCCTGCGCCCCGCCGGCTGCGTCTGCAGCGAGCAGCAGCTCAACTTGGTTGGCTGCGACTGCGACGCCAGCAACCACCCCTTTTGATCCACAGAGGAGACCACATGGCAAAGTTTCAACTACGCGCGTCGAAGTGCAGCTTCGAGAACGGGTACTTCGGTTTCATCCTGACCGACTTCGGCGGGCTCGGGCAGAAGGACATCGAGGCGTCCAGCTGCGACCAGCTCGCCCAGGCCCTCGCCGACTACAGCGCTGAGATCGGCGCGGCCTACGCCGGGTCCTACTTCGTCAGCCAACTGCTGAAGCGCGGCGAGCGGGCGCCCAAGGGCTACCGCGCCTGGGCCAAGAGCCCCGCCTCCAGCATCCAGATCAACCAAAAGGAGCAAGCAGCTTGATCAAGAAGTTCTCGAAACTGGGCCAGATCGAATGCGGTCTGGCCGAGGCGGTCGCGGGGAAGGCCTACGCCTTCGTCGCGGTGCTGCCGCCCAGCGGCCTACCGCCGGTCGGCCTCGGCGTCGCCTTCGCCAACGAGGCCGGCTACATGGCCGTCCCCAGCCACTGGTGCTGTGGCGATGTCGGCGACTTCGACGCGATGAGCGACCACGCCGACGAACTGAACGCCGAGATCGGTCTCGACGTGAAGGCCGCCGCGATCATCGTCGGGTCGAGCATGTTCCCCGCCAAGAAGCTGAAGAAGCCCTGCGGCCACCCGCTGGTCAGCTTCGGCGCCGGAACCCGCGAAGACCCCGACCGCTGCGTCGATTGCGGCGCCCTCTTCGAGCGCGACGCGGACGTCCCCTTCGCCCTCCCCGAACAGGAGGGCTGAATGGATCGCTCCGCCCGCCGCGAGGTGCGTAACCCGGTCCTCGCGCTGCCCTCGATCCAGGGCGTGCTCGACCTGCCGCCGGAGAGCCGCGAGGCCATCGGCGCCCTGCTGGCGGACCTTGTGTCCGATGCCCGCGGGCGAGCCCAGGTCAGCTGGAAGCAGAACAAGGGCCCGATGGCCGCCTACTGGAAGGCGGTCGGCGCCTACGCCGAGCACGTCCGCCGCGTCGTCAAATCGTCCCTGAAGGAGGCCTGATTGCACAGCATACGGAAGATGAAGCTGCTTGGCCCCTATGGCCGCGAGCGGCTGGTCGTGAAGAGCTTTCCCTCCGCCGACGCGATGCACCGCTTCCTGAACAAGCAGACCAACAACGACTGGCAGGAGGTGAAGCCGCCCCTGCCGGTGAAGGCCGGGACCTACGCCCGCGTGGCCGGGATGTGGAAGAACGTCCGGTCGCTCGAACCCTCTCTCCTCGCCCACATTTGAAGGACCCATCCACCATGGACGTCGAAATCGTCAACCACGGCTCGCTCTACGGCTTCCGGCCGGTGAGCCAAGCCGCCCGCGACTGGATCGCCGAGAACGTCTCGGACGATGCCCAGTGGTTCGGCGGCGCCCTCATGGTCGAGCACCGTTACGCCTCGGACCTTGCTGAGGGCATGGCCGGCGACGGCCTCGAACTGGGCTGAAGCTGATATCATTTGTCTTGCAGACCGGCCCGATAGCTGGTATCAATTATCTCGCAGCGGGGCTTTTCCCGCGTCTCCCCGGAAAGGGACCTGAATGAACGAAGCCGCCCTCCTCGCCCAGCCTGCCGCCGCGAAGCCCGCCGCCGGCGACTGGGCGGCGATCTACAAGGCCGCCAAGGCCGCCGCCGTCGCCGCGGTCGAGGCGAACAAGGGGCTCGAAAACCCCAACGCCTTCGACTGCGGCTTCGGCTGGGTCGAGGTGCGCGACGGGCGGTCGCCCTTCGTGAACTGGTGCCGCAAGAACGGCGCCGGCAAGAAGCACTGGTCGAAGGGCTGGTACTTCTGGGGCCCCGGCGAGCACTACGGCCAGTCCATCGCCATCCACCAAAAGGGCGCGGACGCCTTCGCGGCGGTCCTGAACGCCAACGGCGTCGAGGCCAGCTCCTGCAGCCGGTACGACTGATCCACCGGGGGCCCTCGGGCCCCCTCCCCTTTCTCTTCCCCCCTGAAACCCTAGGAGACGAAATGGCGGGTTCCCCGCAATGGAAGGTCTACAACGACAGCGGCGAGTACGTCGCCGCCTGCAAGCACGCGGAAGACGCAGCCGCCCTGGTCGCCAACTACGGCTCCGGCGCGAAGATCAAGCACGGCCACAGCCTCGTCGTCTGGCACGAGGGCCACGAGGCCGAGAGCGCGGGCGAGAGCTACGACGCCTGCCGGATCGTGATGCTCAACCGCCTGCAGGACGCCTACGAGGCCGGCCACCTCAAGAGCTACGGCAAGCTGCCCGATGGCTACGTCCGCCCGAAGTTTTCGTCCGTTGGCTGAGCAAGGAGACCCAATGAAAGAGTACCGCGTCGTGTGGCAGCGGATGCCCTACGCCTACAACCCCGCCGCCGTCCTGTTCATCGAGGCGGCCGGAGAAGACGACGCCAAGGACGTCGCCGAACGCCGGTTCGGCGTCCCGCGCCAAGACTTCTCGGTTCGCGATGTGAGGGAGGCGGCCTCGCCCCCCTCCGGCCGCGTGAAGGAGGCCCCGTGAGCTACCACGTCAAAGTCCGCGAGCCCGGCGCCAAGCGCTTCTACTTCCTCACCTCGAACGGCGGCATGAACGCGCTGCGCATCCACGCGGCGATCTTCGCCTCGGCCGAGAAGGCCCAGGCGCTGATCGACGCCAACGCCCCCGACAACCCCGGCTGGGACTGGAAGGTCCAGCCCGCCTCCAAAGGAGCCCTATGAGCAAGAGACTGCAGAGCGCCGTGATCCGCGGCGTGGAGTTTAAGCCCGGCGACCGCGTGGTCGTGAACGTGCCGGGCTTCGGCGACGACGCCGATGCTGACGTCGAGATTCACTTCGACGCCGGCGCGCTCGGCGTGATCTGCGCCATCCACGACTACGGCGCGCCCCAGGGCATCGCCGTCGATGTCGGCATGGACTGCGGCGTCAGCCAGGTCTTCGACCAGTCCGACAACCCGCCCCACGCCTTCGATCTGGCGCCGGCCGGGTCGCCCCCTCCCCCCGTCTTCAACTGAGAAAGGAGCCCCCATGGGCTACACCCACTACTTCACCCAGAAGCGTGAGCTGACCCCCGACGAGTTCGCCAGCATCGGCGCCGCCGTCAAGCGGAGCATCGCCAAGGCGAAGGGCGTCAAGATCGTGCGCGAGTACGATCTGCCGAAGGAGCCGCCGGAGATCAACGCCGACCTGATCGCCTTCAACGGCCCCGGCGAGCAGGGCTGCGAGACCTTCTGGCTGCAGCGCGAGAACAGCGGCTGGCAGTTCTGCAAGACCAGCCGCGAGCCTTACGACGTCGTCGTGGTCGCCGCCCTGGCCGCCTGCCACCACTTCGCGGCGTCGGCCTTCAAGATCGACTCCGATGGCGACCCCGAAGACTGGGAGGCCGGCGTCGAACTGTGCAGCCGCGCCATCGCCGCGCCCGTGTCCAACCCAATTTCATCAGCCAACTGAGGAGACTTCATGAGCGACTACATGGTCGAGAACCAATGGAAGGAGCACATCCTGAACGTCAACGCCCTGGCCGCCGATCTGGCGCCCCTGGTCGGCGGGGTGGTCGATCCCGAGGATAAGCACGTCATCGCCCTCGGCGACCTGCGCATCTACATCCGCGCCGGCTACGGGGCCCACAAGGGCCGCGCCGAGATCGGCGTGCATGCGCCGAGCGTGGCCAGCCAGCTGAACTACCAGCGGGCCCAGTGGCCGAAGATGACCGCGGACGCCGGGCGGCCGGTGGAGAAGATCGCCGCCGAGATCAAGCGGCGGGTGATCGAGCCGGCGGCGCCGGTGCTGGCCGACCTGAAGGCGCAGCTGGCCAACCAGCTGGACCAGCGGTCCCAGATCGAGGCGCACGCCGAGGCGATCCGCAAGGCCTTCCCGATGGTCAGCGTGAAGTTCGAGGATGGGCAGAGAACCCAGGCGCAGGTCTACGGCAACGCCGGCGGCGCCTACCTCAGCGCCCGCCTGAATCCCGATGGCGGGCTCTACCCTGACCGGGTCGGCAGCATCGGCCCTGAGCGCACCCACGCGCTCCTGGCGGCGCTCTTCAGCCCGCTTGCCTGATATCGTTTTTCGTTGAGACCCAGGCGGATTGGTGGTATCACTTAATCCGCCAGCCGGGCTGTTCCGGCTGCAGCTGAAAAGGACCCCATGCAGATCAAGATTTGCCACCGCGACGTGATCGCCTCGCACGCCGACGACGACGAGCCCGGCGTCAGCTTCGTGCATGTCGCCAACTTCGAGGCGCCCGAGGGCGACGTCCTCGACGCGCTGGAGGCCGCCTGGGTGGCCAGCCAGAACATCGCCGGCAGCTGGTCGCGCGGCCCCGTCTTCGAAGACGGCTCGGCCAACGCCGACTACCGCGCGGCCATCGAGGTGATCGCGCCCCTGCCCGAGCACGACGGCAAGGTCTACGGCCACCGCTCGTCCTCGGTCGGCGATCTCTTCGGCGTCGGCGAGCGGCGCTTCCGGGTCGGCAGCATCGGCTTCGAGGAGGAGGGCGTGCTGAAGCGCTTCGAGGTGTTCCTGCTGGAGCCGGAGAAGGAAGCCGCCCTGGTCTGGAGCGGCGAGGCGCTCAACCGCTACAAGGCCAAGGCCCTGGCGCGGGCCGCGGCCAACTGCGGCGAGCTGGCCCACCTCCACGCGGTCGTCGCGTGAGGGTGATCGAGATCAGCGACGGCGTCGTCCATGTGGACGGCGCCGTGGTCGGCCGGGTCGAGCGCGCCGGCGCGCACAAGCGCTGCTGGCTGTTCACCGACCTGGCTGGCCGCGAGCGTTTCGCCAACAACCACACCGCCCTTGAGCGGCGGATCATCGAGGCGGCCGATGCCGCGAAGGAGGGCAGTTGAGCCGTCGTCTGACGATCTACCAAACCTACAGTGGCGAAGACATGGCCGGGTCCGACAGCTTCCACCCGACGCTCGCCAGGGCCCGCGCGTGGCTGCGCGAGGCCTACGGGATCAAGGGCCCCATCGAACTCGACGGGGGCTCCTGGGAAGGCCAAGGCAACGGCGACTGGGGCGGCGACGTCCATCTGGAGCGCCACGAGATCACCGTGAGCCGCGAGGGGCTCTGCAGCGCGCTGGAAGGGATTCCCTGCCGATGAAGATCGCCGACATCACCGACATCCGGGTCAACTTCGTACCCGGCCAGCGCTTCACGCTGGGCTTCAACGACGCGTCTGCCCGCTACCATATCTGGCTGGACGCGGACGGCGTCTACGACTGGAAGCGGCTCTACAAGAACCCGCCGCTGGGGATCGAGGCGGGGAGCCTGGGCGACTTCCGCACGCGGCAGCTAAACCCGCTGACGCCCGCCAACAACAAGGCGCTCAAGCACGTCCTGGCCGTGGTGCGGCGCGACGGTCTGATCGCCAAGGCGCAGGCGGCCGAGGCCGAGCGCGAAGCCGCCCGCGTCGAGGCCGCGCGCATCAGCGTGGCGGCCGAGCGGCGCACCCTGGTCGAGGCCTGGGTGAAGGCCTTGGCGGAGGTGGCGCCCGATCTGCCAGGGCGGCTGCTGAACGACGACGAGATCAACACCATCATCGCGCGGGTGCGCGAGCTAGGAGGAGACCAGTGACCTACAAGCTGCGGTTCAGGATCAGGGAACGCGAGCGCCGCTGCGCCAGCCCCAAGGAGGGGCTGAAGCAGGTCTGGGACGAGGCGCAGGTCTGGGAGGGGCGCCGCATCGTCGCCCGCTTCGATCTCGTGGAGCAGGCCGAGCGCTGGATCAAGGCGAAGGAGGCCGAACAGTGAGCTGGAACCCGCAACCGCCTGAGGGCGCGCTGCACCGCACAGCCTACCTCGCCGGCTACAGCGACGGCTTTCACGGCTACCACTTCGGCGCTGGCTACGACGCGCCGCCGCCCATCTACCGCACGGCCTACGACCAGGGCCGCCAAGACAAGGAGCCCGCCGATGGCCAGACCCAAGCCTGAGATCGAGCGCGTCCCCGTGATCGTCCGCTTCCTGCCCGAGCAGCTGGCGCGGGTCGATGCCGCCGTCGTCCCCGACGTCGTCAGCAAGGGCCGCCGCGCGCGCATCGAGGCGCTGATCGACCTGGGCCTCGAAGCCTGCGAGCGGCGTGCTAAGAAGAAGCCCTCGCCGGAGGAGCAGGAATGACCGTCTACATCGAGCACGAGGGCATGCTCTACCGCGGACCTGCGCGCGCGTGGCCCCAGGAGCAGTGGAACCACGGGCGCTGGCTGAAGTACGACGGACCCGTCCCTAAGGACGTCGAGTGGGGCGACCTCGTTGACGAGGCCGAGGCCGAGGAGCTGAAGGCCTACTGGAACGAGCGCCACGGCGTCAGCGGTTCTCCCTGAGCGCCTCCTCCCAGGCGGGCTCGTAGATCGCCTTCTGCGCCACCCGCATCTTGTAGAACGTCTCGCGATCCTCAGGAGTCCACCGCTCGGTGGGCTCCTGTTCGCTATAGCCCTTCGGCCCTTGCAGCGTGCGCTGCACCTCGTAGAACTTGTGGCCCTTCTCCTTGGCCGCCACCATCTTTTTCAGGTTGAGCTGCACCTCGACGTGCAGCGGGCTGTTCGGCAGCTTCAGCACCAAGTTCAGGTCGCGATAGCCCTCCGGCGTCGGATTGTTGGCGAAGCGGTTCTTCGGCAGCTGCGAGAGGGTGAGCCCCTCATCTTCCAGCGCCTGCACGGCGTGGCCCAGATCGTTGAACGAGCCCACGGTGATCGTCCCGCGCACCATGTCGCGCAGCTGGTTCCAGTCACCCCTGTAGTCGCCGACTCCTTCCGGGTGCTCGGCGCTCGGCCCCTCGCCCACCTTCTCTCGGCTGCGCGCCTCGCGCTTGATGTCGGCGCCGAACACGAAGTTGTCGGGGCCGGAGAGGTCTTCCGGCTTCTTCAGCTCCTTGGGGTTGATGAGGTCGGTCCTGGCGCCGAGCGTCTTGGCCACGCGCTTCAGGATCGTGTCCAACTCGTCTCGCGCCGCCGGCGCGAGGGCGGACGCCTCCTCCCAACTCTTGAACGGCTGGGTGGCCGCCCTCGGCAGATGCTGGATGGCCTCCGGCTTGAACAGGTGCTCGACCACAGCCGCGCCGCCGCCGGAGGGCGCCGATGACGGCCCTGCAGGCGCGCGGGCGGCCCGCGGAGCCTCGTGCCCGCCGGGAGGGGCCGAGGCCGCCGGCGCGGCTCCCTCGGGCTTGGGCGCCCCTTCCTTCGGTTTGGCGCCTCCGCCGCCGCCAGGTCCGAACTCGCCGGCGTTCTCCGGCTGGCCGCGCGGGTGCTTCGACTCGTCCCACTCGTCCTGCGCGTGGCCCTTGAGCGCGGCGCGGATCGCCTCGGCGCCCAGGTTCGAGCCATAGAAGTCGAAGTGGGCGCCGTCGCTCGGGCGCCCGTACTGCTCGCCGTTGGCCTGCTCCAGGCGCTGGCGCACGGCCGAGATCGGGGCCTTGCCGACCAGCTCCGCCTGGTAGCCGCTGTCGGGGAACGAGAAGGCGAGCCCGTGCGGGCCGAAGTTGCCGCCGACGCCGACCGCATCGGGATCGCCGCCGCCGCGACCGCCGACGACGGTCGCGTAGGGTCCGAACTTGTTGGCGGTCACACGCCAGGCGCGGATGGTGTCGGGCGCGTCGCCGAACGCAGGCTGGTCGGGGTCCTCCGACCGGGCCAGGTGGTAGGCGACGGCGTCGGCATTGCCGGCGTTGCCGTGCAGATCGTCGCCGTGCGCGCCCGTGCCGGCGCGGTAGACAAGGAAGGGCTCGCCGGCGTTCGGCGGGCTCTCCTTCGAGGCCTCGCGGGCGAACTTGCCCGCCTCTCCGCGCGGGTGCTCGCTCTCCTCCCACGCGTCGGCAGCCAGACCAGCTGCGCCGGGCTTGGCGACGACCGCGGCGCCGCCATCGGCCTCTTCGAACAGGTCCCAGTCCTGCAGCTCCTCCGGCAGCTCGGCCTCGTCCTCCGGCGTCCACGGGTCGGGGATCGCGCCCCACCAATTGACCTCGATGTAGGTCTGCCGGGTCACCGGCAGGCCGGCGCTTTGCAGGAAGGCGGTGACTTGGTCGGTCATGCCGCCGCCGCCCAGCGCGGCGTCTTGAAGCCGCCGGCGGCGTCGAGCACCGCCTGGCGCGCCTGGGCCAGGGTCATGCTCGGATCGTCGTGGAAGCGCTTCCAGACGTCCTTGATCTTCGCCCCGCCGCCGGCGGGCATGTTGTCGAACAGTTCGCGGTGCGCCTCCCAGGTCAGCGACTGCAGCTGCAACGGCTTCATGCCCAGCCGCTTGGCCGCCTCGCGGTAGGCGTCGGCGTAGAGCCCGTAGAGGCCGCCCATGCCGGTGACCTTGGAGGAGGAGGAGCCCACCCAGCCTTCCGGCTTTTTGACCTCGCCGGTCTTCGGGTCCTTCGCGGACGGCGTCAGGCCCATGGCGTGCATCGCCACTGCCGACGTGGCGCCGAGATCATCGAACACCGCGGCGGCGGCGGCGTGGGTGTCCACGGTGACATCCTCGCTGTGCTCAGGGTCAAGGATGTTGTCGTAGAACGAGCGCACCTTGTTGCCCTCGCCCATAGCCTGGCTGAGCTTGGCCCGGTCCCCAGCGGACTCCACCGCGCGCACCGAGTTGGCGATCTGGTTCAGCGTCCCCCAGGTCGGGTCGGCTGGCGTGCCGTCTTTGTTCGTCGCCACCGGCCCTTCCTTTCCGTCTGGGCGGAACAGGCGGTAGACGCGGGGCCCGTAGGCCATGTCGTAGGTTTGCACCCAGAGCGCTTTAGCGACCGGGTCGGTCAGCTGACGCAGGCTCTTGCCGACAACCTTCTCCAGCGCCTTCTTCATCGTCGCCGTGGTCGCCAGCTTCTTGCCGGTGGCGTCCATCTTGGCGTCCCACGGGTGGTCCTGCTGCGTCTCGTAGGTGTCGATCACGGCGTCGCCGAGGTAGACGTTCTTGTCCCAGTCCTTCTTCGGGCTAAGCGCGGCGTAGGCGCCGACGACCGCGGCGATGGGCAGCTTGTAGCGGGCCGCCTGGCGCTCCGCCAAAGCGTGCTCGGCGTCGTACCAATGGGTGGAGAACTGCTGCATGGCCGGCGGCGCGCCCTTGGCCAGCGCCAGCAGATTATCGACCAAGTGCGCCTTGACCGCCTCGGCGACGTCGGCGGCGTGCTTGCCGGTCAGTTCGCCGGGCTTGAAGTAGGGGTACATGGCCGGAATCTTGAGCAGCGCCATGTTCTTCTGGAAGGAGGTCGGCGTCGCCTCCATGGCCGCCAGGTTGGCCTGGGCGTAGTCGGTCTCGCTGTTCTCCTTGGCGGTCACGCCGGTGATCTTGCGCGAGGAGATCGTCGCCGGGTTCGCGCCCGCGGGCAGCCCCTTCAGCGGCGGGTGCTTTAGGCCTTCGGTTTCGAGAAGCCGCTCACCCCACCGATCACGAAGCCCAGCGGCGATCCTTTGGCTGGCTTCAGGCGCCCCTCCCAGGATTCGCTCGTAGGCGGCGACGGCGTCGGCGCGCTGCTCGGCGTCGGTTCCGTCGTGCTTTTCGGTTCCGATGAACTCGGCTGCGCCATCGCGGTATGTGACCTCTTGGTTGGTGATCGCCTTGACGGCGTCGGCGGTGGCCGGATCGCCGCCGAAGCCGACCACGATCACATCGGCGCCGCCAGCCTTGGGCGCCAGGGTGTGGTTCTCGAGTTTGCCGGCGAGCAGCCGCTTGTGGATCGAGGCCAGGTCCCCGTCCATGTGGAACTGATAGAGCCGGTCGGACCCCTCGCCCTCTTGGAAGAGCAGGACAGCCTTCTGCCGCCCGACCAGGCCCTTCAGCGCCGCGGTGACGCGCAGCGTCTCCAGGGTGGTGTCGGGCGCGGCGAGCATGGTCGAGTTCTCGGCGCCGTCAGACCAGGCGCCGATGACGCTGGCCTCTTTGCCCTTGAGCCCGAACGCGGCGTCGATGTCGTCGGCCGCGTGGACGAACAACTCGTGCCGCGGCGAGGTGAGCGCCGCGGCGGCGGCGGCGAAGTCCAGCTCGCCCAGGTTCGGCGAAGCGAACTCCTCGCCGAGGCGGACATGCACGGGCGGTGAGGCCGCGGGCGCCGGCGTGGTGATGGTGACCGGAGGCGGCCCTGGGGCCTTAGGGGAGGCTGGGCCGCCCCCGGTCGGCGTCGTGACGGGGCCGGAGGCTCCAGGCGGCGCGGCGGGCTGGGGCGGCGCTTCCTGAGGCTTCGTGCCGCCGCCCGGCGCCTTGGCGAACTCGCCGGCGTTCTCCGGCTGGCCGCGCGGGTGGGCGCTCTCGTTCCAATCGTCCTCGGCCAGGTCGTTGGCGGCGCGCGGCCTGGCCCGGTCGTCGCGCTCGCCAGGCGGCCGGCGATCACTGGGATCGCGGCTGCGGTCGTCACGTTCGGTCGGATCGCGGCTGCGGTCCTGCCTGTCTTGCCGGGGGCCCATGTCGGGCCCGCCAGGGCCGCCAGGCGCCCCTCCAGCGGCCCCTGGGGGCGCATCTGGCAGGTCTTGCACGTCGAGGCCGTCGTAGGGGCTGTCGGGATCGGCGGCGATCCGCCGGCGGCTGTCGATGGGGCTGAGCACGCCGGCGCCGATCAGTTCGACGTCGGTGTCGGCCTCCTGCTTGCGGACGGTGGACTCCTCCAGCTCCGTCAGCGCGCGCAGGCTTTCGAAGCTGAAGACGATCTCGGGATCGACCTCGCCCCAGAGCGACAGCATCAGGAAGTTCAGGACGCTGGTCAGCGCCGCGTGGATGAACTTCTCCTGGAACGCCTCGACCCAGTCGTACCAGACCGTCAGTTCGCCCTGGCTGGACGCGTTGAGCCCTGCGGGCTGGATGCCGAGCAGTTTGACGATGGGCGTCCCGGTGACCGAGGCCATGTGCTCCTGTGCTTGCGCCTGCAAGTCATTCAGCGAGCCTAGACCTGTTTGAATGTTGAAGAAGTCCTCAGTATCCTTGTCGAGGAGCATCAGACCTTGGTTGTTCTGCATATTAGCGAACAACTCGGCGCGCTTAAACAGTTGATCTCCATCGACGGCCATCAGCGCGGCCAGGTTGGTCTTCAGCCCGCGGACGGAGAACGACCACACCAGATCGGCGACCGCCTGGCGCGTGCGCAGCCAGTTGTCGACGTAGGGCTTGGCCATCTGGCTGAGCGAGAGGCCGCCAAACGAGTACGTCGGCTTGAGCAGGTCCGGCACTTCGCGGCCGACGAAGGTCAGCAGCCGCGAGCCGTGAATCTGCTTGCCTTGGACGTACCAGTTGGTCGGCGTGTACCAGTCGGCGGTGAGCGGGTCGGAGGCGTTGTATTTCGCCGGGTAGCACCAGATCGGCTCGATGGGGCGCAGCGCCTGGATGAAGCCCCTGCGGCCGGCGAACTTGTTGCGGGTGACCGCATCGGCGCCGTTGCCGATGGGGGTGACCAGTTCCTCCGGGTTATCGCTGTCGCCGGTGTCGATGTAGAGGTGCGCGCGGCCGAAGAAGCCGTCCAGCTCGACCAGCTTGCGGAAGGCGCCCTGCACGTCGAGCCGGTGCATTTCCTCGTCCAGCTGGGTGATGCGCTCGTTCTTCGCCTCGGCGTCGCCGGTGGAGGCCAGCTTGATCCACTTGCGCGTGGCCTCGGTCGCCAAGACCTCGGTGATGCGGCGGTACTCGGGCTGTTGCGCCAGTTCCGACAGGTAGGTGTAGCCGAGCCAGGTCTGCGAGCCGAACCAGCCGCCCATGCCCGCCTGGCCGCCGGCCCAGGCGTTGACCTCGTTCAACTCTTGGTCGTTGGCCATGTCGGCGCCGGGCGGGATCACCCGCGGCGGGACCTGCGGGGGCGCGTAGACCACCGGCAGCTTGCCGGCCTTCCTGAGCGACTTGGCCACCGCGGTGTCGGTCAGCCTCACCCAGGGCGCCGGCGCGTTCAGCGGCACGACCTTCAGGTCGGGCTTGGCCTTCACCTTCTCAGGCTTCGGCGGCTTGATCATCTTGCGCTTGGCCTGGCTCATAGGACCCCCAGGCGGCGCGCCTCGATCAAGAGCTGCGTCCACAGCACGGGCGGGGTCATGATCAAGACGCCGCCGTCGATGGTCTTGAAGTTCGGCGTCCACGAGCGCGTGGCCATGGCGTCGAGCCCGCGCGCCAGCGCCATGCGCTCCAGCGTCGGCGGTTGCGCGTAGAGGTTGGCGCGCGCGTCGGCGAGCAGCTGCGCGGCGTCGGTGACCGCGGTGGTCTCGATCCCCACCGGAGCGACGATCATCTGAGACATACGCCCTCCCCGCCGCGCCAACGCAGCCTTGGGATCGCGGAGCGCTGCAGGAGCGTGTCCGAGACGGTGAGCGGACGCTTCAGGTCGAGCATCGAGAAGGCGCGGGAGAGCGCGTCGACTTGGTCGTCCTTCATGCCGCCCGGAAAGCCGGCCAGCTCGTCCTTGAAGGCCCCGTTCCACGGCCTGGGGCTGACGTAGGCGAAGTTGCCGACGTTGACCTGGCTGGCGCAGGGCGCCGCCCTGGTGGCCTTGTCGCCGCTCTCAGGCGAGGATTCGACCACGAAGCCGGAGAGCATGCGGGTCAGGTGCAGAACCTGCTGCTTGCCGGCCTGGCCGGGGTCCTGCGGGATGCCGATGCGGACGTTGCGGCCATCGCCCATGGCGGTGTGCAGCATCACCCGCTCGACCCCGTCTGGGCCCTCGCGCACGCGGGCCACATCGAGCACCGTGTATTCGCCGATCCCAGAGCGGTGCAGCTTCACGCCGACCGTCCAGTCGGGGTTGCGCACGCCCATCTGCGAGGTGGCCGCCAGGTCCCAGGCGCGCACCACCTGGCCGCCGGCGTGGACGGCCTCAACCGGGCGAAGTTGTTCAACCTTGAACAGTGAGCCTTCGGTCAGCGTCGGCCGCTGCTGGTAGAGCGCCGCCCAGTCGCGGGTGGCGCCGGCGGTGAGGTACTCGTCCTCGGTCTCGCGCAGCGCCTGGGCGTAGCCGTAGTCGTCGTCGGCCCAGAGCCACTCGCCGAGCTTGCGGCCGAGCAGGTCGTTCTCCTCCTCGGCCTGCGCCGGCAGGCTGATCACCTTCCACAGGCCCGGCTGCCGGTCGAGCAGGCGCCCGCCGAGGTCATCGACGTGCCAGCGGGTCATGATCACCACGATGGCCGCGGACGGCGTGAGGCGCGGGCGTAGGTCACCCGTGAACCAGGCCCACTGCTTCTCGCGGTTGCCCTCGCCCTCGACGTCCTCGCGGCCCTTCACCGGGTCATCGATCAAGGCCAGGTCCGCTCGCCGGCCGCTGATCACGGCGCCGACGCCGGCGGCGCGGTACTGGCCGCCGTTGGTGGTCGACCAGCGCTCGGCGGCGTCGCGCTCCAGGCTGTAGCCCAGGGTGCGCTCGTGATCGCGCACGAGCGCCATCACCCGGCGCGAGAAGTCCTCGGCGAGCGAGCCGGTGTTGGAGGCGCCGATGACGTCGAGCCTGGGGCGCTGGGCGAGCAGCCAGGCGGGGAACAGCACGCTGGCGTAGGTGCTCTTCGCCGAGCCCGGCGGCATGTTGATCATCAACCGGCGGGTCTCGCCGCGGGCGACCTTCTCCAGCTCCGCGATCAGCAGGCGATGGTGCTTCGCCGGCGTCTCGCCGAACGGCGCCAGCGCTTCAGTTGACCACGCGAGCAGGCTTGCCCGGCACTCCCTTCGCCTGGCCTCGCTTAGCAGCTTGAGCTTGCGTTCGGCCAAGCCGCGCCAGCTCTCCTCGGAGTTCATCATCGGAAAGCCGCTCGATGTCATCGACCTTGGCGGTCAGGGTCCGCGAGACCGGCTGGCCCTCGTAGATCGCGTGCAGGCGCGTGGCCGCGGCGACCGAGGTCTCCTCACGCTTGGCGTGCAGGGCCAGTTCGAGCAGCCGCTCCTCCAGCGCCGCGGTGCGCTGCTCGCGGGTCTTCAGGTTGGCGAGGTGGCGGCGCTTGATCTCTTCGGGGTCGTGGATCAGCCCCTCGGGGCCCATGCCGGCGCCCTTGGCCGGCCCGCCCCAGCCGTCGCCCTGGCTCTCGCCGGTCGAGGCGCCCCAGGTCACCCCTTTCGCCTTCCCGTGCGACATCGCCGGCCTCCGTGGGTGCGACAGGCTGTCGCATTTTTTGTAAGGGATTTTGGATCTGATCGGCCGAAGCAACGCCTTAGTTCTCGCCGAGGTCTGAGCAGTGAAAAAGAGCAACCGCGACAAAGTACACAGTCTGTGCTATAATGCACTTGCGGTCGGGAAAAGACCTCGACCGCTCTAAGCTCTTTAACATTGTGAAAGGTACTCAATGAACACTCAAAAGGTGTCCACGCGGCAGCACCGCGCCGAGATCGAGTGGCGGCGCGCCGGCTACGGCGGCAAGGGCGGCAAGCCCTGGCCCAAGCTCACGGGGCAGGAGGCCGTCTCGGCCGTTCGCCGGCTCTGGACCCGCTTCAACGGTCGCGCCTTCGCGGGATCGTTCAAGCTGACCAGCGGCAACAGATCGACGTGGCCCAGCCGCGGCGTGTTCAGCGTCAACCCCGACCAGGGGTGGCACGACGTCATCCACGACGTCTCGCACGCGCTGCACCGCCGCAAGCACCCCGGCGCCCGCCCACACGCGGAAGATCAGGAGGTGCTTGAGCAGCTGATGGTCCGCCACGCCGTCTCCAAAGGATGGCTCGACGGATCGCTCAGGCGCGAGCCGAAGCCGCAAGCGCCGAAGCCGTCCCTGAAGGAGCGGCGAGAGGCGAGGCGGGCGTCGGCGCTGGCCAAGGCCGAGCACCGGCTGAAGCTGGCGCAGGCCGCCGTCGACCGGCTGAAGGGCAAGCCCCCGAAGCGGCGGCGGCGAAAGGTGACGAAGGTCGCCAAGCCGATGACGGCGTCCACCGCGGCCCGCAAGGCCAAGGCGCTCGCCGCCACCTACGGCGTCGAGATCGAGCGCGAGTCGATGCCTGACGGGCCGACGTGGTGGGTCATCCACCCCGACTTCAAAGAGGTCGAGGAGGGCGACCCCTGCGAGGGCGACCACTTCTGCACCTGTTGGTTCGAGGTGCTGGACAAGGTCGAGGCCTACGCCAAGCACTTCGAGCCGCTGAAGCTCGCCGCCTAAGGAAAACCCCCGATGCTTCGGCGCCGGGGGTTTTCTGATATCGATTATCCTTGCCCGGCCACCGGGTTCGTGATATCAATTAACCCGAAAGGAGTCCGATGAAGTCCCTACTGCTGCAGCGCGCCATCGCCATCGCGCGAGAGGCGCACGCCGGCCAGGTTGACCTGGCTGGCAAGCCCTACATCGCCCACCCCTTGCGGGTCATGGGCGCGGTTGAGGGCGAAGAGGCGAAGATCGTCGCCGTCCTGCACGACGTGGTCGAGGACAGCCCCGACTGGCCGCTGGCCAAGCTGGCGGCCGAGGGCTTCTCGGCCGACGTCCTGGCCGCGGTCGACGCGCTCTCGCGTAAGGAGGGCGAGGCCTACGAGGCCTTCATCGCCAGGATCGCCGGCAACCCGCTGGCCAAGCTGGTCAAGCTGGCCGACCTCGCCGACAACCTCTCCAGGCCGGCGTCGCTGAAGCCGCACCTGAAGGCCAGGTATCTGCAGGCGGTCGAGGCCCTAAGTTGATATCACTTGAACCCTATCCTGGTTCCGGTATAATCGGCTGGTGATGAAAGACGCTCTGTTCCTCGGCGATGCTCTGAAGCGGCTGCAAGGCCTGCCCGAGGCGGCCAAGAAAGACCTCGGCCACGCCCTCTTGGACGTGCAGCTGGGCGAGGCGCCCGCCGACTGGAAGCCCCTGCCCGGCATGCCCGCGGGCGTGAAGGAACTGAGGGTGAAGAACGACGCCGGCGCCTTCCGCGCGATCTACATCGTCAAGCCCGCGGCGGTCTTGCTGCTCAACGTCTTCCAGAAGAAGAGCCAAGCCGCCCCGAAACCCGAACTCGATCTGGCGAAAGCCCGTCTCAAAGCCTGGGAGAGAGCCCAATGAAGAAGTCCGAACGCAAAGCCGAGATCGCCGCGGAGATCGCCGCGCTGGAGGCCGGTGAGCCCGTCCACGTCGATGGGCCCTACGCCAACCTCTGGGAGGCGATCTGCGACACCCCCGAGGAGGCGGCCAACATGACCCTGCGCTCCGACCTGATGCGCGCCATCAAGCTGCGCGTGAGGGGCTGGGGCCTCACCCAGAAGAAGGCCGCCAAGCGCCTGGGCGTCACCCAGCCGCGCCTCAACGCCCTGCTGAAGGGCCGCCTGAGCGAGTTCAGTCTCGACGCGCTGGTCAACCTCGCCGTCCGCGCCGGCCTCGCCGTCCACTTCGATCTGCGCCTACCCGAAGAGTCCCTTCAACCCGAACTGGAGCCTGCATGAACGA